ATTTGGGTTGCTCGACGATTTCAGGGTGTTGCAGGGCTTCATTGTCGCAAGCCATACTGTAGGCAACATAGTTATTCTTACCTGTGAGCTGAATCAGACCTCGCCCAATGTACTTCCATCCATCGCCAGAAGCCTCATCACGGTTACCCATCCTGTCAGCGTAGGCACGGTTAGCAATCTTTTCTGGGTTCATGGCGTACCTCTGAGCTATCTCCACGTTCGGGAAACGGCTAGGCCAGACACGCATCAGACTTGCAGCCGAGTAATTCAGGTTCTCTTTGACGAACTTAAACCCACCAGACTCGTGAGCCACGTTACTAATAAACCCAGCAATCCTAAACGGCGTATCAATCGCAAATCGTTCGCAAGTTTCATTGAGAGACTCTGCCCACCTGTCAGCAAGCGCCTCAGTGGTAACGGTACGAAGGAGTGCGGGTGTGATTAGCATTATTTATTTAGGCCATGCTCGTTGGAAGGTTCGGGAATCAGCGGCGTGTCCGTCAGCATCTTTTGCCACCTCGACAAGTCTAGCTGCACACTCTCCGAATACGACAGAGAGAGTTGAGGCATAGTTACGGGTGGAGGCGCAGGTACTACTGCCGATGGTGACACTATTGGCAAGCTGTTTGCGCACCCTGTCAAGCTCAGCACGAGCGGCGGCAGCAGAATTAGCATTTTTCTGTGCAAGCTTATTGGCTTCCTCAAGGGCATCATCTTTTAACCTCTGTAGTCTAATAGTCTCGGCGAGTGCGACTTCTGTGGCTTTGGATAAGTCCTGACTGTGACGGGCAATCATCTGGTCAATTTTGCCGTTTAAGCGCCATCCGTTTGCAGTCCAGCCACCCAATGCACCAATCACAAGGGCGGCAGCGGTAGCGATTACGGTCGTCTTAAAATCTAGCATTGGTGTAGTCCAGATTATTCCTGTAGTCACGCCCACTGCGATCCATTGGGTCGTCGTATTGGTCGTAGCTACGTCTTTTATCCTGCTTTTGCCAGTGATCGTCTACGGTAGCAAAGCCAATATATGCACCCACAACACTTGCAATAAACATATAGAAAGGAACCGCTATTTCGCCAAGCTCACGGGAGTTTGTGCCAAGAACCAGTAGGGGGTAGCCCACGCCTGCAACCATACAGACCCAAGCCATATGCCTACGATTCTTCCAGCGGTCTATCTCATTAGGCATCTGTATACGCCCAAACCTCTTCAGGTTCAACAGGCCATACGTCTACGGTCACAGGCGGATTAACGGCAATCTTTCTGACATTACTGCGGTAAGCAGCAAACTCAGCGGCGTTCGTCAAATATGGGTCGGAAAGAGCAGGGTCAGATACGTCAGGGATGGTTGTCCAATCGGTCTGCTGCAACAAGGTTTCTGCCTGTTGCTTATTGCGTTGCTTTGCTTGTTCCTCATTGTAAGCAATCTGCTCCTCGTCAAGGTCTACGACTTCCCACGCCTGCATCCAGACACCGTCAGTTAGAACGGGAGTAACTTCACGACAGTACTGCGTCATCGTGTTGTAGGTAGGTTGCGGAGACTGCAAGACAGGCTCATAGGGTGCAGACGGTGCGTAATTACTAGGGAAACTCGTATCAGGAGTCATCGCTTTAATCTGATCGACCGTTAGCGGGTATTGCATTGTTTCGGTGTTGATAAAAGACATAATAATTTCCTTACGCCACGGCGAGAAAAATGTAGGAAACTGCATTTGTATTAACTAAGTTTCCACCTACGTTGCTTAACTCAAAACCAGATGCTAATGGGTCTACCCAATCGGTATTAGTAACTTCAGCCGCAGTAGAATTTAGGGCTAAATATGGATCGTTACCACTAATAATTCCCCGTGCCGCATCCCAAACGAGCCAATTTCCAGTTGTGCTAGTAGCTTTAATTAAGACGAACCTCGCACCTGTCGTGAACCCACAATTGATCTGCTGAGTTGTTCCTGTGCCTGTGTAGCTGCCTACTTTAGATACGTTAGGGACTGTTGCGAAAAGATAGGCAACATAAGTTGAGCCAGAAGAGTTTGTGTTTGCTGCTGTTCCAACAGTAATAACTGAACTAGTTGGGTTCGTATCATTCCAAATTGACGAATTTGTCAGTTCTCCAAGTTGACCGTTTAGTTGAAGCCATTTAGTACCACCCAAAGCACTTGAATACGCAGTCCAATTGGTTGCAGAACTTCTGTTCTTAACAATCATCAACTCTGGCGCAACACCTAAGTTGTGATTCACCGTCCTAGCAGCACCCGTCCCCGTATAACAAACCACATCAAAGAATCCGGGTGCTCGGCGGAACATTGAGCAAACTTGCGTAGTATCCCAGCCTCCATTTGATTGGGAAAAGCCTGTTTGCTGATCTAGTTTCCACAAAGCGAATGTAGCACCTTCTACGGCGGTATTTGGCGATTCAAGTGATCTTTGTCCACGAAGCCTATCAACAAAGTAATTATTTCCGCCGCCCCCTGCTCGATAACTGGTAATTGCAAGATCAACAGGAAAAGAAGAAGTAAATGCTGGCGTTGCTGTTGCGCCTAATGACGGGTTATAAACACTCGTCCCAACAGTCGGCGTTTTCATCGGGCCACGGCGGATAGCGAGGTAGATGTAATTATTTGGCAAACCAAAAAATCCCGACTTAATAATAAATCCAGTAGCCGTTGGCGTTACAAAACCATCTGTGTACGCTTCTTCTGCTTCAGATGTATTTGGTTTTAGTGTGTTATATCCTGTAAGAGACATACCTCGCATATTATCTGAAACACGCCAATCCAATGCGTTTTCTGTTGACTTAATCAATACATATTGTGGTTCCCATCCAAGCGTAACTGTAGTTGTCGATCCTGACGCAGGAGACGTAAACGAACCGCACGACACAACATTCTGATCCCCAGTATCACCAAAACCACCTGCGTCATGGGCGAATAGGTAGGCTACGTAGTTGACACCAGAGTCATTTGTCTGTGACCCGCTTCCCACCGAAAAAGTGGTGGTTGATACACCACTTACATAAGAAGCCGCTGCGAACGATGCATCCGTTGTGTTTAGTCTAAGATGATGATTGGTGGCAAGTGACCTATGCCATACGGGCCACGCTAGTGCTACTGATGTAGCTTTGATAATAATCATCCCCGGCACAGAGCCAAGGCTGTGGCTGATATTTTGCGTTGTACCATTCCCCGTATACGTCACCACATCGAAGAACTTAGGTGCTTTGCGGAAGACCCAATCTACATAAGTAGCCGATGAGGTATTCATCTTAGCCAATGAGCCAATCGTATACCCCGTGCCGCTTACCGCCTTCAGTCCTGTAGATTGCGTTGTTTCTGCGGCTGTTGAGTTTGTTACAAGGTCTTTTGTAACCCCACGACCAGAATCATATACTGCGTGATCTGTTGCTCCGCTTCTGCCTTTAGTCCAAAGCAGATAGCCTTCTGTCATGTCGATATTGTTTGTAACAGTAACGTCAGCACCCGTTCCTGTTCTTAAATAACTTACAAACACGTCATCGACATACGCTGGCGATTCAGCCGCCGCTGCGCTAAGTGATTTTGTAGCTAACATTTGGCTTTCCCTTTGTTGTACGGGGTTTTACCGTAAAAATGGCTATTCTCGCCAGAAAGTTTAGCAACAACTTCAGGTTTATGCATTGGATTATTTTTACTGACATACTCAGCAATCTTCTGTTTTGTTTTGTCAGACACTTTTTTGCCTTTATGAGCTGCGCTTATTTTTGCAAGAGACTCTTTAGAGTGCTTATAGCCAACGCTTCCTTCCCCACCCATTGTCTCATTGCACAAATTTAAACCAAAACTTATACATTCTGAAATAACAAATTGCTCCACCTCTTTGGCAACGCTATCGGAAACATTTTCGATTAACTTTTTGACCACAATGGTTAAGCCTAAACCTTCAATTTTGCGTATTTTTTGTAATTTACGGTTGTTTTTTGTAGTATTTCTTGCTTCTCTAAAGTGGCATTTATACCGATACCTTTGACCTTTGCCGACATAAAACGGCAAATTTGTCCGAGGATCAATCAATGCGTAAGCGTAAAAATGCATTACGCATCTCCCACACGAGCGCCGTAAATAGTCGTACCCACCTTCCACAGCGTAATCACAGTAAAGCCTGTCGTATTAAGCGTAGGCGGATTGCCACCGTCAGTCTTCCACGTTACCGCAAGTGATGTCCAAGTAACCGTAGCAGCACTTCCATCGTCAATCATCAGCGTAATAGACTGTCCTGCGTTCCATGTGCCTGATGTCGGTGTACTTGCACCTGAAAGCGTCCAAGTCTGGATTGAGCCGTTAGCAGGTGATAGAGCAGGCGTTGTACCCGACACAGCAAACACTTCTTCTGTGTAGCCATCGTTAAAGGTTGGGCTTGCTAGGGTAGGTGATGTTGCAAGTGCGATGCTACCAGACCCCGTGACGTTTTGTCCGAGTGCAGTTGCAACGCCCGTTCCAAACGAAGTAATCCCCGTACCGCCGTTGGCAGCAGGCAAAGTTCCTGTCACACCCGTAGTAAGGCTGACGTTTGTCACCGTGTTATTAGCAGCGTTAATCGTCTTATTCGTCACTGTCTGCGTGTTCGTTGCAGTCAGTACGTTGCTTGGCGTGATGATGCTTGATAAGAGTGCCATAGTGATTCCTTAATTATGCTTCTGGGGGAGTCCAATCAGGATTAAGCACCCAACCGCCTTCCGCTGTGTAGAGATACTTCCAGCCTGTCCACTCATCAGGATTTGTCACGCCTTCAAACAATGTGGCGTTTGCGGTTGTGCAATCGTCGATGTACAGTGTGGCTGGGTTGCCAACCGTGGTCTTGTCTGCGGCGATGACAACTGGCACGGAGTCGTCAAACAAGTACAGAGAAACGTTTGTGCCGTTGCGAACGATTGTTTTCATGGTTATCCTTTTACGATAAGTTTGGTTGCGCTGACTGCTGTGCCAGCGAATACGGATGGTGTTGCAGGAGTTTGCGAAAGCGACCCGTTTAACTGAACGTAATATGCTTGCCCAGCCGTTAAGCCTGCTTGCGCATCATCGACTGATCCTACAACTTGAATTGTTGCAGTTTGACCATTTGTATAAGCAGCGTTTGAAATACCGATGTAGTTTTCTGACGTTAAATTAGTAAGTTGAGTAGCGCTTGATTCTAAAGGAACTGCATCGCCACTGGTTGTGCTGTTGGCATAAACAACAACAACTCTTTGGTTTGTTGAGTCATAAGTAGAGGCAAAATATGATGTGCCAGCGGTGCTGATAACATACGGAGTGCCAAAGCTAATACTTGTGCCTGAAACAGTACCAACTACGGCTGTGCCGTATGCTGAATTAAAACCATCATAATAAGCAATCAATATTTTTCCGGCGCTCGAATCGAAGCTAATAGAAGTAGATTGTGTTGTATTTATAGTGCCACTTTCAAAAACCACCGCTGTACCAAAAGAAATGCTTGTGCCACTTACCGTGCCAACGATTGCTGTGCCGTAATCAGAGTTACCCGCATCTCTATATGCGATCACAACACGATTATTAGTAGAGTCGTATGTGGTAGATATATTGCCTATATCTGCACTTTCAAAAACCACCGCTGTACCAAAAGAAATGCTTGTGCCACTTACCGTGCCAACGATTGCTGTGCCGTAGTTTGAATTAGCGCCGTCTCTATAAGCTATCACGACTCGATTATTGGTTGAGTCATATGTAGTAGATGTTTGAGTAACAAAGACACTTGCAAAAACAACCGCTGTTCCGAAGCTGATTGAGGTGCCTGAAACCGTACCAACTATTGCAGTTCCGTAGTTTGAGTTACCACTATCCCTATAAGCAATAACCACTCGATTGTTAGTAGAATCATAAATTGCTGATATGTCTACTGTCGTTGCAACCTCAAAATTTACCGCTGTGCCAAAGCTAATGCTTGTTCCACTTACAGTACCTACGATTGCTCGTCCGTAATTTGATGTTCCACGGTAACAGATTACAATTTTATTATTTGAAGAATCAAAGACCGTAGCTGTAGTACTTGACGCAATAGTAACCGACTCAAAAACAACAGCCGCGCCGAAAGTAATTGTACCGCCTGAAACAGTACCTACAATTGCAGTACCATAATTTGAATTTCCGTTATCAGCGTAAGTTATCACAACCCTATTATTTGACGCATCGTAGGCAGCGGAAGTGACTAACACCTGATTGGAATCAAAAGCGGTCGTATTTGAACCACTAACAGCACTCACCGTCCCATCAGCGTTAATAATCACCGTCGAACCATCGCTCAATGACCCTGTTGCGATTGCTTGGAGAGTACCCGCGCTTGGTGCGGGCGCTGCGCTTGTCCATGCCGTACCGTTGGAGGTAAGGACATTACCGGATGTTCCGGGGGAAGTTAATCCTGTACCGCCATTAGCCGCAGGCAACGTACCTGTTACCGCAGTAGCAAGACTGATGTTTGTCAGTGTATTGCTTGAGCCACTAATTGTCTTATTCGTCAGCGTCTGTACACCGTCTAACGTAACAGCCGTACCGCCATTACCGCCAATCTGAGCGTAAACTTCCCACGTTGTGCCGTCATATACAAACTGTACAGACACGCCTGTGATGTCTAAGACGAGGTTATCTGCAACGCCACCAATCGTTGAGCCGTTACGAGCCACAATCAGGTTATTCGTACCGAACGCCGCACCAGCATCTGCTACGACACATTGATCGCCAGCAGCGGGAGTTGCAGGAAGTGTGACTGTAAATGCGCCGCCAGAGGTGTCCGCAAGCACACCTTCGTTATTGGAGACAGTGTAGTTCGCTGTTTTGTAGACGTAATCAATACCGCCGGGAGCAGGAGCCGTTGATGCCCATGTCGTGCCATTAGAAGTCAGGACATTGCCAGTAGTTCCGGGGGCGACAACTTGTACCGCTGATGTGCCATTGCCGAGGATGACGTTGTTAGCCGTGAGCGTTGTAGCGCCTGTTCCACCCTTAGCCACAGCAAGAACACCCGTGACGTTAGCCAAGTCTTGAGCGACCAACACGAAGTCAGCACCATCCCAAGCTACCAAAGCCGCAGTACCCGCAGCAACCGATACGCCAGAAGTAGCAGCACCTTTAATCACTACGGCTGCATTTGACTGGTTATCTACGATGTAGGCTTTGCTAGAGGAGGGCGCAATAATGTTGCGAGAGACACCCGGAGTTCCAGTAGGAATCAGAATCGCTGAACGCGCTTGGTTAGCTGCACCAGAGCCAGTCGTTGTGAGCGTCCAGTCAGCAGAGGTTACGCTTGCTGTTGCACTTCCTGCGATGGCGTCTTCGACTAGCTCTGTGATGCTGTTGTTAACAACGTCGCCCCAAGTGCCGTTTAACTCACCCGTAACCGGAAGAGCAAGGCCGAGTAGGTTGGTATATGCTGTTGCCATAATAAGTCCTTAAAAATCTACGTCAGCGTTCGGATAGTTACCCAATCCGTTGGTTCTGAATCATTAATTACACCCCAGCTCGTCGGTGCAAAATCGTTAATCACTTCCCACAAAGGTCGTGCGCTTATCGCATCCGTTCCTCTTGCGCTTTCCGCTACCACCACACTGAAATTCATGATGGTGTTAAAGTTTTCTACCGCACGAGTCGCTTCATTAACCGAGGATACAAATGCCGCTTTTGCTGCTACAGCCTCACTCGCCCTTGCGCTTTCGCTAACCCTGCTACCGAATATTACTTGAGATTGCAGGTCATCGGCTACAGTCACTGACTCATTTACATCAGTAAAGTAGAAGAACCCAACGTCAATTGCATCCGATCCTGTGGCAGACTCATCTACAGACGAAACAAACGCAACGGAACTTGATGCTGCATCCGTGATTGTCGTGCTTTCAGATACACTTGAGGAAAACGTTGCACTTACTGAAACCGCATCTGCCGCAATAATGGCTTCCGATACAGAAACGTTATACGTGCTACCTGCTGCATCCGTTGTATCCGAGGCGGTTACAGTCTCAGAGACCGAAGAAAACAATACGCCGCTCGCGCTGACCGTATCTGCAACAACTGCACTTTCGTCTACGGCACTAAAGAATTGGCTTCCTGCAACAACTGTAGCGTCAACTGAGACAGTGGATTCCGATACCTCACGATCATAGACGGACATACCCCATCCGGCTTGACCCCAAGTGCCAGAACTCCAGCCGCCTTCAGCCATCTTAACCTGCTACAAGTTGCGATTGGTCAAACCATCTCTGTTGCTCAATACCAGCGTCATCCTTCCAGCTTACCAAGCACTGTACGTCGCCTTCTTCGGTCATACGCATGGATAGGATTGGGCCGCTAGGAACTACTGTCTTGAGCTTAACTACGTCGCCTTTCTTAAACATATCGGCTCCTTATGCTGCATCAAGGCTGAAGGTGTAACTAACTGACAGCGAATCGCCCGATGCAACCGAACGATCACCGGGAGCAGCAAAGTCAGATGCTGAGAACAGAACACCTGTTGAGCCACTCTTTGTATTGTCGCTAATCAAGAATGCGCCACCGACAGTCGCCGTAGCGTCAATCGAAAATACGGCAGGAGAAGCCGAATTTGTAATCACTGAGGGATCAGCGGTCGTAGCGGCAGCAAATGTAGCAGCAGGGCGTGTAGCGTTGCTGTAGGGCACAACCTCAGTCCAACCAGCATGGGAGGCCGCAGTATCACCAGCAGCAGGATTATTCGATGCCGCAGCACCGTACAAGCCAATATACCAAGCCGCTGTGTAGCTAGCGCCGGTAAAGTACTTGTCGTTCATGTCTTTTAAGCCGACGTTGACGACTAGGTTCTTGAGATTCTCTTCCCATTTAACCTGACCGTCTGCGCCGTAACAAGTAACTGTAAATACGCCACCTGCTGCAACCTTATCGACTGCGCCAACTGTACGGGTAATCGTTGCGCCGACTTTATCGCTTGAAGATGCTTCATTCATTAACATTTAAAACTCCTTTAGGCACAACGCACAATGGCGGTCTGCGCAGTAGAAAGTGGGAATTGTATTTGGAAATCGCCACTGCTTGTTGTCTTATCTTCCCCAAAGAGGATTGTTGCAACAGCAGGATTTGTAACACCGTCCGCCTTGTAAATCAACGCACCACGAGCCGTAATGGATGTGGCAGTCCATGTCACCGGTGCAAAGTTAATGTAGGCGACATTTAGGGACAGTGTTGGATTCACCGAGATTGTCAGCACCCTTCCGCCAGCCGTATAGCCGGTGCCTGACGCCTCGTTTGCTGTGGTGTATGCGGTCGTATCTGCGCTCAGATTGGCGGCAGAAGTGTACAGGGCGATCTTATATACCTGCGTAGTCGTGCTACTGAAGTCAAATTTACCCTCCAGTAGACCTTGTTTGAAAGAATTGCATATCGCCTGAGAGATCATCTTAGCTCACCTTGTCGCGCACTTGTCCACTGCGATACGCATCTTGACGCATCTTGCCGTCACCGAGTTGTTTGAGCAGCATAATGGATTGTAGGTAGAGCTTATCGTACAGCGCAACCATTTCAGCATCGCCTTTAATGAACCGCAAGGCCTGAATCAATGCGCCGTTAAGCAATGCGGAATCAAAGTTCTCACCCAGCCAAGTCTGGCCAGCCGTAACAATTGACTCCGGATAGTAGAAGTAATGAAGTTCAGCCGTATATGCAGCGTCAGGCGTCGGCCCAAGAATCAGGCTGAGTTCGTTTGTAATCGTAGGAGGTACACTATTGGTTGTAGTCGGCCCAAAGATTGCGTAGTACTTTGGGATTCCTGTAGACGTCGGATTTGGATACGCTTGACGAATAAAGTTAACATCTTTGTTAAGCAAGTATTCGTAGCGTCCAGTGCCGTCAATAACAGCCAGCGAAAACACTGACAGGAAATCGCCGGGGGTGGACAGGTACTTATTGTTTACCGTGAGCGTAGCCGTTGCATTTTTACGCAACGAAGGCAACTGAATCGTGTTGAATATAAGCTGCTCGGCAGTCTGCGTAAAAAGCGCAAGCTGATCCGCCGTAAACGAATTTTCAATCGTATCTTGCAGTGCCGTACAAAGCTCGGAGTAATTCATAAGTTACGCCATCGGCCCTCTTGATGTCCTTCCACGTTGAGCTGCACCTGCGCCACGCATCTCAATACCGGACGTTTTAGTCTCAGTAGACTTGCTGCCAATACTTACACGCATGGCTTCTGTCGATGGATTGATGTCTTTAGCTGAACGCAAATTAGGATCCATACCGCCGCACACTGCATCCATAGCGGCCTTAGAGTCGATCTTTTTACCAGTCATGGTATGTGGCTCCGCATAAACAGAAGCCTGACCGACTTCTTTGCCCATCATCTTGTTGCTGTACTTAGCCATTATGCACCTCGGCTGGATTTGTACTTAAACGAAGACACTTTCTGATTAGCCACTTTAGCCAAACCACGACCAAGTTCTTTCATCTGGGCGTTAGTCTTGCCGCCTTTAGCAAAACCTTTAGCACCGTGCATCTTCTTTTCATGCGCTTTAACTTCTTTCTTTGCGACTTTTTCCATCTTGTCCATTGCTGGCTCCTTACGTTGTCAGTACTGTGACACTACCTACGAATGTCGTGATTGTCATTGCTATCGGCTCTAAAACTTGACCTCTGCTCTGCGGGTACCCTGTAAAGTCTGGACGAGGATTGCGTAATGCCTGTGGATCGTCTACGGGATACATACCTAATTGCAACTGCGGCTGATCTGGGTTCCAACACTCCGGACAAGCCAAAATATTTACATTCTTCGTCTTGATAATAAGTTCTTTCAGTTCCCGTAGTTTATACCGAAACCCGCAGACATCACACTCTGCAATAGCTGAACGGCCTGATGCAAAACGATTACCCATTTCGACCAATAAATCCCATGCGTGGGACAAAGCGAATTGCAGCTTTTTCCCTATCTTCACCCGCAGCCAAGTCCCAAGCTTCGTCATATTGAGCCTTAAGGATCTGTAGTCGCTCCATGCCACCCGGAACCTTCAAGGCCAAATGATATGCTAATCCAGCTACTAGCGCCTCATAGAAGCGATATGGCACATCCATAGTGTTTGAACCATCGCCAGCGTCGTCAATCCTTCTCATCCGCCAATAAGCAAAGATGTAATAGGGATTCAGCAGCGTACCTTGATTAGGAACAGGCCATACAGTAATGCGGGGCGCATCTCTTAGGCGCTCAATCCATACTTGAATTGGTCGTCCTTGAGTGGTTTTGTTTGGTATGGTGGCATAGGTAGAAACACTAATGCGCGATATTGTTAAGTCTGACTGTGTGGCTGGATTGCCTGCCCCAGTCCTAATTACTTGTTCTAACAAATCAACAGTATCTGCCGGCAAATCGTATGTTGCCTGACCAGCCACCAGAGGGATTGTGCCACTGTCCAGCGTCCAAAGGTTAATGCCACGGTTTGCCCATGAGGTAAGCATTAAATTAAGCGAGATTCTTGCGGTACGCAAGTCCCAACCTGATCTGAGCTCATAGCCAGTTCTGGCGTAGCTTTCGTCGACCAACTCCGTTAGATCTAGGTTGAATGTGGTTGTTCCGCTGACTGTCATCTTTTTCTCGCCGTCTTAGCCGCATTAATGAAGTCTTGTGCCGATGGAGCGCCTTTCTGTCCGGGCTTTCGCATCTTGCCGCCACGAGCGCGTTTAGCATGGATTGCTTCATAAAGACCCTTATCGCCTCGCTGCTTCATTTATACGCTCCAACCGAAAGCTTAAGATTTTTGTCACCCAAAAATTGGGTTACTTCCGAGCATAGCTCATAAAACTCATCAAAAGAAAAATTAGACTTCATTCTATTGATAGCTTGGCATACTAGAATTGTATTTTCTGCTGTGTAGCCAACATTGCTATCAATCCTCTCAATAGAGACGGTGTTTAGAAAGCCAGCATCCAAAGTCATCTGACGACCGCTATATGCACAAAAACCTAACTGCTGATCCCAGCATTTTACAATGTCTTCGATTGATATCGAAAATTCTTGGTTGCGTTTAGATGCGCTATTTTTGGCGTTACGCAAAAAAACTTTTGCACGACCTTCAATTGTTGAATTGAGTTTTTGACGAGATTTTTCATTGCCTTCCCTGCAGCAAGTTTTACACCAACTGTGATATCCGTCAGAGGTCTGATTATGCCGAAAAAACAAATCAAATGACTTGGTCTCTTTGCATTTAAAACACGTCTTCATATTAAGACATTTTCCGTTTCAAAGATTGGGTTTTACCGCCGACCTTCATGCCATTCTCATATAGCCCAACCTTTCCGCCTTCAGCATACTCAGTAAAGTCCGTATTGTCTCGGCGAGACTTGACCTTACCTTTTGGCATCTTTGACTTCAAGATTGCACCCATCCCGCGAGAGGCTCTCATCGTTACACCATCTTGCCGCGAGTCTTACCACGAACAGCACATCCGTCAGCACGCTTAGAGGCTACAGAACCACCTGCCTTGAATGGGCGTTTTTTGGTGTAGTCGTAACCACGCTCTGTAGCCTGATCCATCATCTGATCTTCAGCAGACTTACCAACGTTAGGACGAACACCGCCAATTTCAGCAGGCTCTTGAGGCATAGATTCCATCTTCTTCTTGATGGTGCGCTCTTTGTCCTCTCTCAGAAGATCAACCGTGCTTTTGCCTTTATTCAGGCGCTCAGCAGCTAATTGTGCTGGGGTCATACCGCCATCAGCGTACTTTTTCATATCATCCGTCCTTTTGTTTTACCTTTGGTTGCAATACCATCACCACGCTTTGATGCTGATGATACGCTAGATTTCTTCTTAGCCATCTTGCTGACTGAGCCGCCACGCTTAGCGCCGGGAACGTACTCTGGCTCACCACGATAGATACTTGGATTTGGGTTCCCACGGCCTCTACGT